TATCGTGATGTGGCTCCAACGGCGTGAGTGACACGCGGGGACGGCAAGCGTCGCGAGCCAGAGAGCAGGAAATGCGCCCAGCACGGATGCTCGAGGCCTCAGATGAAAGGCATCAGGATGTGGGCCGCGCTGCGCGCCTGAACTGTCGCAGCCAAGCGCTCGATGTCAGTGTTGCAGCATGATGGATATGCTGTTTGCCGTTGCCCTCGTCGTTGTCGCCACCCTCTATTCTGCTGTCGGGCAAGCGGGCGGCACGGGTTACGTAGCGCTGATGGGCTTGGCGGGCTTCGATTCAGACGTCGTCAAGCCGACGGCGCTTGCCCTGAATGTGCTGGTGTCCGGCATTGGTTGCATTCGGTTTTATCGCGCCGGTCTCATCACTTGGCGAACCAGCTATCCGTTCGCCATTCTCGGCCTGCCCTTCTCGCTATTGGGAGGCGCGCTTCATCTTCCACCGGCTGCTTACCAACCGGTCGTCGGCGCTCTGCTGCTGGTTGCCGGAATGCAAATGCTGCGCTCCGCGAAGATGACCACGAATCTCGACCGCGTTGCGCCCGACGTTCCACCCTTTCTGGCGTCGCTTTTCGTCGGGGGGATCATCGGGCTCGTCTCCGGTGTTACCGGCGTCGGCGGTGGCATCTTCCTTGCGCCGCTTGTGCTGTCACTCGGTTGGGCGACGACGAGACAGACAGCCGCCATCTCCGTCGTGTTCAACCTGCTGAATTCGACGTCTGCCCTTGTTGGGGCATGGGCAACCCTGCCGCTACTACCTCCGCAGTTGCCCATCTGGCTGATCTGCGTGGGATTCGGGGGGCTTCTTGGCTCATGGCTGGGCGCGCGGCACCTCAACCCGCCCACCTTGCGGCTGGTATTGGCTGCCCTGCTGCTTACGGCTGCCGCCCGAATGATTGCCGCTTCTCTCTAGGTAGGTTCACGCAAGTCAGCGGGGAGCGATGACATGCGGATCACGCATACTCCGTCCCCGCCTGCTGGTTCTTCAGCACTGCGGTCATCATGCGCGTCGCCGTCGCGTTGAACGCGGCGCGGAAGTCGAAGCTGGCCTCGACGCCGGCCGGCCCCTCGATCGGGGTCTTGGCGAGCGCCAGGTAGACCTCGTGCAGCATGAAGGTCAGGCTGCGGTTGGCGTCGATCGCGTAGCTGAAGGCGAATTCCGCCGGCACGTTGTTCTGCGCCTGGGTCAGCAGCGTGGTGTCCGCGAAGCGCGCGGTGATCTGGCCGGTGGCGCGCGCGATGCCGGGATCCACGCCCTCCACCTTCCGGTCGGCGCGGATGGTGCGCACCATCTCCATGCCGTTGGCGTAGGTCAGCCGCGCGCCGGTCACCTGGGCGAGGGCGGAGCCGTTCCGGCTGATCGCTCCCTGCGCCTTGTTGAAGGCCGTGTAGGCGGCGCTGGTCGGCGTGCCGCCTGAACTCGAGGCACCGCGCGTCGAGCCCTGCCCCATCAGCCCGAAGGTCGCCGTCGCCGGCCCTGTCGGCGAGAAATCAATCTCCAGCGTGTCGGCGCGCACGCCGGTGCAGAGATCGTAGTTCGGCACGTCCGGATAGCCGATCTCGATGCTGTTCGAGGGCAGCGCGGCGGCGCCCGAGCCGAAGCTGTGGATGAAGTTCGGGCTGGTGCCGGTGCTGGTCGGCGGGCCGAGCAGCAGTCGCAGCCAGTGGCCGATATTGATCAGATCGACCGGGACCACGGCTTGGCCGGCGACCGTCACCGTATCGAGGAAGGGTGCTGCGGGATCCCGGTTGCTGCCGACACCGATAACGTCGGCATCGAGCAGCGGCTGCTCGGCGCCGAGATCGCAGGAGAGGAACGGCATGCGCAGCCAGTCGCCCGCGGGCGCGGTGCCGTAGGTTGCCTCGGGGATCATGAGCAGGCGGCAATTGGCGCCGATGGCACGGGGCATGGGCTTTCTCCTGGACGGGGATCAGGCCAGCGGCGAGCCGGCGACGGTGAACCAGAGGGTGACGGGGATCGCGGCGGCGCGGGCTGCGGCAGCGCCCTCGAACTCGACATCCTCGAAGGACGCGCTGCCGGGCTGTGCCCATTCCACGGCACCGCCGAGGGTGCGGTTGGCGGTGATCGCGGCGGCGACATCCACCAGGAGCGCATCGAGCAGGGCGCTGCGCACGGCGGGCGTGGCGCCGGCTACGGTGAGCTCGATTTCGGCGCGGTGCTCGATCTGCCAGGCCAGCGGCGAGAGGATGGGCGTCTCCTCCACCGCCTCGCCGTCGCGCACCACGACGAGTCCGCCGGCGGGAATGCGTTGTGGGATGGTCTCGCCGCGGAGCACGACCGGCACGGGGTTCCGAACCGCGAGCGAGGTGACCAGCCGGCTGTGCAGCGCCGCGATGGCGGTCTCGCGCGAACTCACGCGGTCCTCCTGCTCTCGCGTTCCCAGGCTGCCACGAACCGTGCCGGAAGCCGTCGCAGTCCGCGCTCCGCGGCACCGCGCACATCGAGTCGCTTGGCGAGCTTCACTTGGGGCAGGAGGAGGAACATCGGCACCATCCCCTGCTCCAGCAGGCCGCGAGCCCAGGCCTCACGCCCCTTGCGGTTGGCGGTGCCGACCTCGGTGACGCCGCCCGCGACAAGCCGGGTACGTCGCCGCCGCCCGGTCTGCTCGCCCTGGCGCAGCGGCAGGCACCACACGAAGCCGCGCCCTGACTTGAAGGGCCGGAGGAAAGCCTGGCCGGAAGCGACCATCTGCGCCGGCGTCACGCGCATGCCCTTCTCGCCGCGGCCCCTGCGTCCCCTGGCGGCGTTGAAGCCGGTCGGGATGGCCAGGAACTTTCCGCCGCCCTTCGCCCGGATCAGCGCACCCCGCTCGAAGGCATCGATGACGTTCGGCACCTTGGTGAAGACCAGCCCCGCCGGTCGCAGCGACTGCCCCGTCCGCGGGAAGATCATCGACCGCCAGGCATTGGCGATACCGCGCGCGTTGCCCGCGAAGGCCGTGGTGACCTGCCGGCGCAGCTCGGCCTTCACCTGCTCGGTCTCGGCGCGGATGGCGGTCATGGCCGCGCGCTCACCCGCCTTCACCTCATCGGTCAGCACCTTGCGGAGGTCGCCGACGATGGCGGCACCGAGCCGCATGGATCAGCGCCCACCGAACTTGCGGCTGAGGATCCGGAGCAGCAGGTCATGCAGCGCGGCATAGCCGAGTGTCCCCGCCAGCCACGCCACCGCGAAGAGCCACCAGCCGTCGAGCTCGAAGGCATGGGCAATCAGCCAGGCGCCGGTGCCGAGGCTGCCGCCCGCCAGCGCGTGCAGCAGATAGGCGCGGGTCAGCAGCGGCCGGTCGGTGGACGAGAAGCGGGCCATGGCCCCGAGCGCACCCAGGGCGCCGGCGAGCAGCGCCTCGCCGACAATGCCGCCGATGCGTTCGGGGTCGATCATGGCGGTGCTCCTATCGGCGGCAGAAGACGCGCCAGGCGATGCCGGCCGCGTCCCGCTCGGCGTGCTGGACGGTCAGGAGGTCGGCGCCGAGGGTGAAGGTGTCGTCGGCGTCCACGGCTGGCAGCACGGCAATGGCCACCGTCAGGATGTCCGATGCCTGGATCACGCTGGTGCCGAAAGCGTCGCCAAGCCGGTCCGGCGCCGAGCGGACCACGCGGAGCAGGACCGGCGCCCCGGTCCCGCCCGCGCGAAAGCTCGCATCCGCGCCGATGTTAGGGTCGGCGGCCAGCGCGTCCATGGCCGCAGCGAAGGCGCTCATGCTGGTCGCCGCAGCCGCCAGGCGAGGACGCCCACCACCGCCGCCACGATGACCGCGATGGCAACAGCCGGCGCCAGCGTGCCCAGCGCCTGGATGGCTGGTGCCGCCTGCGCCACCGCGGTGGCGATGCCCGCCGCGCCCACCAGGACCGCGCCACGGCCGGTTCCCGTGGCCGCCGCCACCTCGCGGAGCGTTGCCGGCGCGGCTGGCGGAACCCCTGCGAGCGTCAGCGCCCGATCGATGACGCCGGCCGGATAGGCCAGCCCCGCGCATTCATGATGGATGATGGCCTCGACCAGCGGGCGCAGGTGATCGTGCCGATGCAGGTCGATCGCATCGTCCGGCCCGACGCCAATGCGCTGCGCCACCACGGCGATGTACGCGGCGGTGTCGTTCTCCACCTTGGGCGCCCAGCGCTCGATGATCGCGCGCGGCGTTCGCAGCTTGTGCCGGTCCTGGTAGGTGACCAGCAGCGCCGCCAGCGCGCGGATGCCGAACTCGTGGCTGGTGAAGCGGCAGAAGCGCCCATCCGAGGGGGGCTCGGCAAGTCCCTGCCACTTGTTGGCCGGGACGTGCTCGATGTTCCCCGGGTTGCGGCTGCGAT